AATATCACTTTTTATCATTCTCTAAACCATAATCGCTTCTATTCATTATCATATACATTTTTTCTGCAAGTAAATTACCGACAACATAATCTTGTAAATAATGAAATCCAGCTAAAACTCTACCATATCCACATTCTTTTGCAGCTTCAATGATACCTTTTCTATGTTCTGGAAATTTATTAGATATATACAATGCAACTAACATAGATTGTGTTGCATGTCCACTAGGATAACTCTTAGTTTTATTAGTTGTACTTGCCATTGGTTTAATTTCGTTATCATGATCAAAAGGTCTTTTTAAGTCAAAAATTTCTTTAAAATATTTGATTGTTGGTCTTGCCTGCTGAACTATATCTATCATCTCATTTTCGTGAAATGACATACCGTGTTCAAGTAAATATTGCTCAATCGCATAATAAGTCTGTTCATCATGGTTAGCAATAGACTCTTCATCTTTGTCTGTTCTTTTTGCCATAAGGGATTTTAATTTTAATACTTCCTCATCCAGATCAGTGTTGGGTTCTGGTAATGTTATTTGAAGGTGTAAGTCTTTTGGAAAAAACTCCATTGCTTCATTAAAACTTTCAAACTTTAACTTAGGCCCAGAGGTTTTAAAATCTTTCTTTCTCATTACTGTCTTTGCAACAAGTTCTAACTCTCCACCCTTTAGGTTTAATACAAACGGCATATTGATATCAGTTTTCATATCATTGATAACTGCTTCTGCATCAGGCCCTAGTTGTGCGATAGTCTTACCAAATTTCTTGTGTGACTGTTTGAATAGTCTAGTAAGTTCTGCTGGTGTGATTTGTTTATTGTTTCTCGCATCATTTACTCTGTCTAAGAAATGTCGTGTAAACTCTACGTCAATACCAAGAGATGCAAATATTCTATCTGCATACTTCTCTATTTGATCTAAATCGGATTTCTTTAATGGTTTTTCTGATTGTGCATTTAAATTAATGATTGGAACATAGGTATCTAACCCAGGCCCAAGGCTACCATCTTTATAAGATACACCAGACAAAGACTCTTTAATATGTGTTCTAAAATCACGAGGCATTGTAAATCCTCTACTGTTACTTTGCAACTTTAAAAGCGATATTTTGTAGTTTCAGAAAATCACCTTTCTTACCGTTCATCATAGGTTTTAACTTTGCTTTATTAACATCATTAACCTTATCATAAACTTGTGTAATTACGGATGCTGTCATCAAGTCGCATTTCATAGTTCCATCTTTGAACTTTAAATTTTTAGCCTGTTTACTCTTTACGATTGATCTCATCACATCAAGATTTTCTTCTGCAAGAAGAGACTCGATACCAAACTCTTGAACACTTGCAATAACACTACTTTGAAAAGAACCCTCTCTCATGGATTTCTTTTCTCTTTTCATTTGCAATTGTTTTGCATGAGCTCTATATGCTTTTGTTCTTGCATCTAAAAGACTTTTCTTTTTCTTTTTCTTCATCATAGCATCAGGCGGCATAGCAACTCCACCAGCAGCATTACTGTTAGTTGGAGCATCTTCTTCTATGTTGTTGCCTGTGTATGGATCTACTTCTGTATATATTTTATTTGGCATTTTTAATATCCTCTACACTTACATATATTTTTTCTTGGGTTCTAATATGAATAACTGGAAATATCTCAACACCCAAAACTGTATCAATAGGTGGTTCGTCATCATATGTGATAACCTTATCACCTTTTTTAGCAGTTAATTCTTCTTCTTCTTTATTTAGTATATCGTTGATTAGCACATATTCACCTTTGGGTAAAACCTCACCAAAACCGGCAATCTCTTCTGAAATTGTATCGTCCAACTGTATTTCGTTCTCATGTAAAAATTTGATAAACTCTTTTTCAAACATATCTTTATCATCAACAGATTCTTTGAATGTATCTTTTAGTAGAAACAACGCTGCAGCATATGTACCAACCTTACTTCTAAGTCCAGGCACTTTGTTAAAAATCTTTTTGATGTTGAATACAAGTTTGTGTAGAATAGTATATGCATTTTTTTCTTGTGATGAAACCAAGGGAACTTGTGGTTTCTTTGCTTTATCTTGCATAATACGATTGCCCTTTTCGTCAATGATACCCAACTTATAAGCATCAGTGTCCTCAAAGGGTGTTGTTAGTAACCGTAAAAATCTATACGTTACAAATAGGTCTATCGCTCTTCCCATTATAGTTCCTCTAGTTTTTCTAGAACAAAAGAATCTGTTTCTATAATCTTTAGTTCATCTTCTCTAATTATATTTAGGTAAATACAAAACGCCTTTAGTGCAGATAAGTGTTCGTGTTGTATTTTGTGTATAAGAAGAGTTGCACAGGCTTCTGGGCCAAATACATTTGATAAGACTATAATGTGATTGATTAGTAGACGTTCTTTTAAAATACCACTTTCATAGTATTTTCTTAGAAGCCTTTTAATATATTTAAATCTTTTCAGATCGTCTTGAAATTCTTTTTCACCTTCGCAATGTGGGTTGTTGTAATGCCTTATGGCATACATCATTACATTTTCAGGCGTTATCTTTTCATACATGTACTATACAATGGAAGCGTATAGTTTACATGAATTATTTCTTCCTACCATTTCATAATCCACTTTCAACTTCAATCCACCCTCTACCATGTGAGAAATCCCATCATCGTCTAAAAACTCATCAAATGGTGTATTCTCATCTTTACCAAATCTTCCACCCATCTTATTAAGTTGAAGTTCAAATGAACCACTCTGTTCACTCATACTTGGTGTTGCTTCCATACCAAGACCAACAGCTGCTAATCTATTTCTTAAAGTATTAAGAGCGTGTTCTGGTAAAATAAATTCTTGATTTCCTATCAGTCCAACAAATGCATTAAGTCTTTTTACGACTTCTGGATTTCCTAGTTCGGCAGGATTAATATCTAAATCCACAGCAACATTATGGTGCATATTATTGTGAACTTCTTTTATGTGTTGTTTAAAACTTTTCATGAGTTACAACCTTCGCAGTTACAGTTATCATCACATTGTCCTTTACAAGCACACGAACTATCGCACCCACAAGGATTAGGAGTTTCATCTGAACCATCGTATATTTCTTTCAACTCTTTTCGTTCCATTTTTAACTCCTTTAATAGTATATAGTAGGGGAGCAGAACCCCCCTACTATATTTAATATTACTTCTTTGCAGCCCTCTTGACTACCTTTTTAACTGCCTGAACTGCTTTAGGAGCAGTTGTACGAGCTACTGGAGGCACCATCATTTTGCCTGCTTTTGACATGAATCTTAATCCCATTGTAATCTCCTTTATCTAATATGGGAAATGGGGAGGCGAACCCCCCCAAATCTAATTATTAGTTAGCGATATCAACAAGTCCACTATCAGCACCAGCATCATGCTGTCCGATAACGGCCCATGAAGAACCAGTCCACATTAGTATAACAGCATCACCGTCATCAACAAAGTTGATGTCTGCATAACCCAATGGGTCAGCAGGTGTACATACAGATGTACCACCATCAGTGTCGTTAATGATAACTTTCAACTGACCTACGATAGTTCCATCAGCAATAGTAGTAGCGTTAGAACCAGCAGTCTGAAGCAAAGTAACAGCAGTTGTTACAGACAATGCAGCCTGTGTACCATCAGAAATATCTTCTACAGAATTTGAAAATCCGATAAAAGAAGGAAGGTTGTTAATAAAGTTAGTTACACTAACCTTTTTGTTAATAGGTGTTCCAGTTGGATCATCTACAACGTGTAGCAAGTCTGCGCCTGCGATGCCTGTTGAAAGGTCAGTCAGTGCAGTAATTTTCTTATCAGCCATTTTTATTCTCCTTAAATAGCGTTATTAAATACCTAGACAATTCTAGGAATATTACTGTAGGTACACACTCGGCGTCCTACATCACCCATGTTATTCTTTTTTGGAGACTGTAGATAAATCTTTATCTATCGACTCTTGACTAACATCAATTATATAACCGTCTAGAAGATCTTGGGTTACTTGTTTTGCACCAGTAAGTGCATTTATCAACCCAACATATTCTAATCTCTTCTTGTCATGCAAATCTAGTTGGGATTTAACCTTTTCTAAATCTGCATCTAGTACCGTATCCTTTTGCAACAACTTGTTAAACAATGCAGCTGCTTTGGTGCCAGGCACTAGTACAATTTCTTCTCGTTCAGTGTTATCCACTCTCTGTTTCATTACCATATTATATTCACCTTTAATTTATAATATTATTTATAAGACTTTTTGGCCCTATTTTTTCACTTATTATGTAGTAGTAACTCCGTTTAGGATAGAACCAGTTCCACTTGTAGAACCTACTTGTGAGTGTAATACAATATCAGAAGTCTTATCTTCTGCAAGTATAGCATCAAACTCATCAGCACTTGAACCGTTTGTAGCATCAAAGATGATTGTACCACTAGTATCTCTACCTTCTGTACCATCTTCAAGCAATCCAATTTTGACAGCAGTATCTTCACCAGTTCTTGTAATACCAGTAATATCTGTAGTTCCACTATCTCCTTGAACAACTAAGTCTAATCCCTCATCACACAAACTGTCGTGTCCATCAGCAGAGAAGTTTAGAACTATGTCGTTTGCAACTGTAACTGGTCTTGAAAGTGTGACACTTGTTGAACCATTTGTTGCAGTAACAGTTAATGAACCATCTTGTGATAAGTCAGTTGAACCATTTTCGTCTGTCAATGGTGTTGCATTTGCCTGTCCGTAAACTTTCATACCTACTGCAATTGTACCAGAGTTACCATCTAGAACCAAAGCAGTTGTTGCTGTTGTAATTGCACCATTTACCGTTCCAACAATAGCAGCAACGGAGTCAAGAACAATTCTACCAGCAGGAACAGCGTCAGTACCACCTTCTTGTCTTATTGCAAGGATAGATGTTCCATCTTCTTCTGTAGCATCAGCAGAACCGTTGAAAACGATTGCTTTTGTGTTAAATCCAATAAAACCAGCAGCGGCCGCTTGTAGTGAACCTCTGAATGTAATTTGGTTTGTTCCAGAACCAGAGAGATATTGGGCAGCAATTGTGTTGTCCTCTACCATGTCTGTCGCACCAAGTCTATTTAATAGAATGTATGCTTTGTTTGTTACTGTTTGGTTCGCTGTTACAGCGGCACTTGTCATGTCTACTGCTTCATCGAATGTTAGTGTTATATCAAATGTTGCACTATCGGCATATATACCGTCTGTCCAATCAATTGAGCGTACCGTAGCCGAACCAGCAATTGCCGCAAGGTTTCTAATGCATACTAGGATTTCTGGTTGAGCATCTTTATTGTCGTTACCAGAAGCCGCAAGGCCAGAGGCAAGCGCCCATCCACCACTTGTTGCAATGGCGTTTTGTCTCGAACCCATTGATCCAGAAGCATTATCGTCCTCAGGCAAGAATTTTGGTCGGTTAGCTGAACTTGTATTTGATCCCCATAAACCCATTTTAATCTCCTTTAGATCTTTAATCTATTTCCTTTTATTTATAATTATCTATATCCCAAAGACTTCAATCTTGTAATAGTTTTATTGACATTCGTGTGATGAACCCCAATTCCACCTCTTTGTTCCCATTCCTTAATGTTCTTTATGTAATCATCAACTAAAACGGATGGTTTCCCATCAATTGTGGCATATGCCTGTTTCTGATCTCTTTGTACCAAATGAATATTACCTCGTTTAACATTCGTATTTTTGGCCAACCATTTCATCTTACCTGGCCTAGAATTTGAATCCTTCTTTGAAAAAGCAGAAAGAATATGTGCATCATATTTAGCAATAAATTGCCATAACTTTTTAGAACCAGGCATCCATTCTAACTCTGCCCAGAAACCTTTAGTATCACTAATCTTCTGCCATCGTTCTCCCTTATCAGCAGTAACAAATGAACCCCCAGCAGCTTTATCAGCACCAGCCATAAAGTTACATAGAACTTGATCCATGTCACAATATATAATAGGCAAATCTTCTTTTGCCGTCATTAACTCCGAAAGAGTTTTCATACTTTAATCCTTTATTTTAGGATCAATTTCAACCTTTGCAGCTGGTTCACCAGTTGCGGCTTTTGAACCTTTTGCAAAATCTTTTTTCTCTTTCATCTTCTTTTTGTTCTCATCTTCAAAAGGATTCTTACCCTCTTGTCCACTCCAAACTTTCTTTAGAGCTTCCCTCATAGATAATGACTTACCATTCATTGCAGAGAGTTGTTCTTCAACTTCTTTTTTAGATTTTTCATCTACACCAAGTGGAGCCTTTTTTTCTTCTACTGGTTTAGCAGAGGAAAACGACCACTCTTTAAGTTTACCAATTAGTTGATTAACTGCTTCAGATTTCTCACCAGTGTAGTTCTTATCAATATAATCAAAAAACTTTTTCTTTGCTTTATCATCTTTTAATTCAGCAGGCGATTTAATATTAAACTTTTTCAATGCACCGTTAAAGAATTTTTGGTACTCTGCTTTAGTTCCGTCTGTTAGACTAGCCTTAATCGCCTCTTCAAGACTACCCTCTTTTTTATCAAAATATGCCATTTTAGTCTCCTACTTTTTTAGCGCATTAAGCAAGTCTTTGTATGACTTCGCTATTTGGTTTGAAAATTTTGCTTTGTCGATTGATGTTCGTATTGATGCAAATTTGTTCAGTGCTGCTTGTGCAATCTTATCGTTAACCTTGACTTTTTTATTATCATTGAACTTGACATCTTTTAGTCCTCTTAGACTAACTGATTTTCTAAGTTGCATAAGAATATTATTATCAGCGGTTTTAATATCATCGTCTGTAGCAAAATCATCAATATCAGCAGGGTCGACTTTTCGTGCCTCTACTGTTTCTTCTTCTTCTTTAAGTTGCGACTTATCTACTTTATCACCAATACTCTGTGCAGTCTTTAATCTTGCAATTTTAAGTGGTGAAACATCTTTTAACCTTTTCTCTAAAGAACCTCTTTCTATCTTCAAATCTTTTTCATCACTATCTATTGCATAGATTTTCATATCTGTACCAACAAGAGCATATGTTATTTTTGGTGCTTCATCTAAATCTAATTCAGGCCTGTAGGGTTCAACGATTCTAGAAGCGTTACCTTCTGGAATAACTCTTAGTTTACCAGCAATGTATAGTGGATGCATCTTCATTGCTTTTTGTGCATCTTCCTCATCATTACTGTCTACTTTAACTACGAACTTTCCACCTTTAGTGTCTAACTTGTATGCAATATTACCCATTGCATCGTCTACATCAATAGCGATGTTCTTCATTTTACCTTCTTTGACATATGCCAACAGTTCTTCATTTTGTCTCCTCAAAACAGCTGCAACTTGTGTCTGTTTTGATAAACCTTTTTTAATTTTTTCTATTGCATTTACAGCGCCAGTCATGTTTCCTTGTTTATATCTAGGATCGGATGCGACTCCAATTGCCATTTTTACCTCTTTCGGTGTGTAGTTCTCATCAAGGTCTAATGTAACACACTCCTCGGCCAATGTCAAGTCTTTTTTTTCATTAATTCCTTCTAATTTGATAGTTTTCATTGATGCAGCCATATCACCAAGTGCTAGACTTACATTACCGTCTGGCCTCTTGTATAAGAAGTACTTCATACCACCCTTACCACCATCCTTTTTCAGAGTGATTTTCTCACCCATACCAGCAGAACCCATCTTTACTTTGTTTTTAGATGTTACTATGAAAGTACTAGACATGTTTTGTGCAACAGACGAGTCGTAACCAATTGTAACTTTTTGTTTTGATTTTAATTTATCAAATGCAGTTACAGCATCTTTTTTGATATCTTCGGTTACAGAGTATGCTTTTCTACTAGCAATGGAATCAGCATTGTCCATGACTTTGGCGTAAAGTTCGTATATATTTGTATATTTGTTCATGGTCATTCCTTTATAGTATTATTTATAAAATTAAGCGCCTGCTCCGTGTACAGTTTTTAAAGTAGTTCCACCAGAGTTCTTAATCAATAGTGTGGATAGTGTTTTTAGTTGTGTTGAACCAATAGCATCGTCTGCCATCATTGTCTCTGTCACACTGTCATCCGTAATTCCTATTGCGATTTGATTATTTGTCACTGTCGTAGTAATACCATCTCCACCAGCAAAGTTCAATGTGTCTGTTCCTACAGCAACAGCATCATCACTACCACTGTCGGCACCAACTGTTAGTGTACTGGATATATTAGCAGTTGTCATTGATGTAATCAAACCTTGACTATTAAATGTAACCACTGGAATTGAAGTAGTTGAACCTACAGTTGCACCAGTAACAATATCTGCAAGGACATTATTTCTTGTGAAATCTTCTTGAAGTATACTTTGACCTTCATCAGAACCAGAAGTATTTGTAGCATCGAGAATAACTTCATCTCCACTATCATCTTCTAATGCGATACCATCATTTAAATCATCATCAACATGG